GCACTGGCTCGCTTCGCAGGCCGGCCGCGCCTTCGTCTTCCGCCGCCTGACGTCGGTGGAGGCGGAGGCGGCGCAGCGCTGGTCGGTGCTCTTGGCCGACTACGACCGCCTCGTGCTCGGCCTGGTGCGGTCGGTGCATCCGCCGGCGCTGGAGCGGATGGGCGCCAGCCTGCCCGACGAGCGTGACCCGGAGCGTATCGCCGAGTTCCGCCGCGAGCGCTTCGATCCGGCGCGCGAAGCCGTGCTGTCGGCCGGGAAGCCGGCGCTGGTGGCGCTCAACCGCCTCTGCCGCGACGAAGCCTCGTCCTCGGTGATGCCGCAGGCGAAGCTCGCGCTGGCGCAGCTCGTGGCGCATTTCCGGCTGGAGCCGCGCAAAGGGGCTTGACACGGGGCGGGCGAATTGACGAAATAGAGCCTCACACCTCGCCGCCCTATTCGGGCCGCGGGGTTTTTTCATTCCAACGCCCGGTGCATGCTCCTCCCTGGCACCGGGGACTTCGAGGGGCCTTGCCTCATCCCCAACCCGACGGTGAGGCTCCTCGATGTTTTCTACAATAGCGATTGCTGACGCAGGAAGGCACCGCCAGCGCGTTTAAATCTCTGGGAGGATGGTGGGTAGCGCCCCGCCCCTAAAACGCAAAATGGAACGATTTACTCGGGGGCATTCGGATCGGCTGGTGCGTCCTGCACCTGGCCGGCGGACTTCGCCGCGGCGATCTGCTCGGCGGAGCCGGTGAATGTATCGCCGATCTTCCAGCGCTTGCCGGCTTGGTCCGTGAATTCCTTCACCACACGCTGTGGCTTGGTCGCTTGGGCCATGGGGGGATACTCCACCGCCCGGGATGGGCGGGAGCAGGCTAAACGCGGGGTATGACCCTTCCGTTGCCGGGGATGGGCCAATTCTCTGGGCGGTATCCGGCAAGAAACGCTTGCAGCAGGCGCTCCATCGTGGGCGTCACGGCGCGGCTGGTGGGCTTGCCGGATGTCATCTCCATCCGCCGCACGGCATCGGATCTGACGCCGAGCGCAGCGGCCATCTCGGCGACCGACAGGCCGAGCGACAAGCGCGCGGCCCTGAACTCGGCGGGGGTCACTCGGCCTTCGTCCCTGACGAACCAAACCGCAAATCCCAAGCCGGATAATTATACACCCAGCGGAGTTCCTTGTCGGCTTCTTCGGCGGTTTTGCCCTTGGCGACAATCTCGCCATCGGCATCGGCCGTATGCCAGCAGTATCCCCTATTTCTTATCCACTCGCGGACGAGGAGGACGCGTGCTGTCGGATCGTTTTCCGGGTCATTCGTCGCGATGCTGGCGATACGATTGCGGGCGGTCATCTCAGTGTCTCCTGTGGGGGTGGAGGGGCTTAGTTCCAGCCCCTCGCCTTGTTCGCCTTGTCCAGCCAGCGCTGGCCCTGCTCATAGAGTTTCTCGGCCTTAGCCTGCTTGCCCTGCTCGGCGGCTTCGTTGGCGTCCGCAAGAAGCTGGCCGCCGCGAACTTCAAGGCGGACGATCTTCTCTTGCTGGGTTTCGTGGCGGGTCATTGTCTCTCTCCCTCTGATGCTGAGAGAGTATAGCCAGCGGACATGGATGTCTAATCACGAATGCGTGTCCAGAGGACATAGGAGGATCGCATGAACGTTGGTGGCCTTCTGGGCCTCTTGATCTTCATCATCATCGTCGTGGCAATCGCGGCCTTGATCCTCTGGGTCGTCCAATACTTCTTGCCAGAGGTCTATCCGCCCGCCCGTATCGTCGTCGGCGTCGTCGCCCTCGTCGCCATCCTCATCCGCGTCGCTGCCTTCTTCGGTGTCGCCGTCGCTGCAATCTCTTAGTGTGTACAGACATGCCATTCCAACCCGGCAACCAATTAGCTAACAAAATCAACAAGCAACGACCGCGCATCATTACGCAGAACCTCATCGCGCTTCTGCATGAGGTGGACCCTAACGACGTCCCAAAGGTCCGTCGCTTCGCCGAGGCATTGCTCGCAAAGGCTCTTGAAGGCGATGTCGCAGCCATGAAGGAGGTCGCCGATCGCGTAGACGGCAGAGTGCCTGTGCAAGTGCAGGGCGATCCAGATAACCCGCTCGTTATCCAGACAGTCGTCCGCGAGATCGTTCACGTGGACACAACACAGCGGATCAATCCAAACGTCGCCCTGAGCAATGCTGGCAATTCCAGAGCCGCTTGAGGGCGACAAGCTCTACATCCGAACCGCGCTCGTCTTCGAGCCGCTCCTCGCACCAGCTCGCTACAAGGGCGCCTACGGAGGCCGCGGCTCAGGAAAGTCCCACTTCTTCGCCGAGGCCCTCGTCGAGGAGTGCATCGTCCACCCGGGAACCGCAGTCGTCTGCATCCGCGAGGTGCAACGCACCCTCACGCAATCCGCCAAGCGCCTCATCGAGCAGAAGATCCAATCCCTCGGCGTCGGCCCGCTCTTCCGCATCCTCGACGACCGCATAGAAGCACCCGGCAAGGGCCTCATCATCTTTCAGGGCATGCAGGATCACACGGCGGAGTCCATCAAGAGCCTGGAAGGCTTCCGCATCGCCTGGATCGAGGAGGCACAGACGCTCTCGCATCGCTCCCTCGCGCTGCTAAGGCCCACAATCCGCACTGAGAACTCCGAAATATGGGCTTCCTGGAACCCGCGCCGCAAGTCCGACGCGATCGACGAGTTCCTGCGCCAGCAGAAGCCGCCCGGCGCAGTCGTCGTCGAGGCGAATTGGCGGGACAACCCCTGGTTCCCCGAAGTTTTGGTCTCAGAGCGTGAAATTGACCAAGAACGCTACCCTGAGCGGTATGATCATATCTGGGAAGGCGGCTATGCCAAGGCGTTTGAGGGCGCTTACTTCGCGGCCGGGCTTAACGAGGCCAAGGCGCAAGGGCGAATTGGCAGGGTAGCGGCCGATCCGCTCCTCCCACTCCGGGCCTTCTTCGATCTGGGCGGCAGCGGTGCGACTGCCGACGCCATGGCCATCTGGATATGCCAGTGGGTCGGACAGGAAATCCGCGTCCTCGATTACATCGAGGGCATGGGACAAGTCCTGGCGTATTACGTGGATGAACTGCGCAAGCGCAAATACGACAAGGCCATCTGCTACCTCCCGCACGACGGCGTGAACGCTAATGCCATCACCGGCAAGCGGTATGAAGACCATCTGCGGGAGGCAGGCTTTTCCGTCGAGCCGCCTGTGAAGAACCAAGGCAGGGGCGCCGCCATGATGCGGGTGGAGGCGCTAAGGCGTCTGTTCCCGAGGCTCTGGTTCAATGAGGCGACGACCGAGGCGGGCAGGGATGCGCTCGGCTATTACCACGAGCGGCGCGACGATGATCGCAATGTGGGACTCGGGCCTGAGCATGACTGGAGCTCGCACGCTGCAGACGCCTTCGGCCTGATGGCTATCTGCTACGAGGAGCCGTCTCGGTCGGCGGGCTTTGGCCGGAAGCTGGTGTATAACACTCTTGGATTGGCCTAAAATGAAGCAAATTCCTTCGCGCTAGTCCTTCCACTCGCCGCTGGCGATCTTTCGGGCGCGCCATCCCGGCATCGGATCAATGCCGGCGACCATGTCATCGATAAACGCCATTATCTGGTCTCGGTAGCGTTCGGTTCGGGCCGACATTTCAGGGTCGTCCTCTTCGCAATCTCGTCCGTCCGTCCAGGCGGATACTTCGAGCTGCATGATGGCAAGGCGAAGCGCTTGGATCGGCGTGAGATGTCCGCTCATGGGGGCCATTATGCCACGAAGACGCAGGAGCGCCAGCCGCTGCGTCTGCCAGCGCATGAGCCACTATTGGCCGGCGCGCTGGGGCCTGTGGCGTCGAGTGTCCTGGTAGAGTTCACGGCCCTCCCGGCAGCGCAAAACCGGGCCGAATGCGTATCAGCCTGAGCCGCACTCCGACACGGTCGGCCGGGAGGGCCACCCGTCACAATCCAAGGAATAGTTGATGCCAAAACTCACCGTCTCTGAGGTGCAAGCCATCCTCAAGGGCGAGAAGTCCGACGCGCTGTCGGCGGCGGAGTCGAGCAAGCTCTCGGAGGAGCGGGCGCGGGCGCTCGACTACTACCAGGGCGACATGGTCAAGGACATGCCAGCGCCTGCCGATCGATCCAAGGCCGTCAGCAGCGACGTGGCGGACGCCGTCGAGGGCCTGATGCCCTCGATGATGGAGGTGCTGCACGGCGGCGACGACGTGGTCGAGTTCGTCCCGACAGGCGCCGAGGACGAAGAGGCGGCGCAGCAGGAAACCGACTACGTGAACTATGTATTCACGCAAAA